GGTTTCCGCATCGCGAAAAAATGGCATGACCAAACCCCGAAAGCCTAACACGCACAAAGCCAACGACTTATGGACCGTCAAAATGATCGCCGAGAAATTGGAGATCACAAACGATCAAGTTCGCAATCTAGTTTCAACCATTCCGGTCGCCGCAAATGACGGAAGGGCAAACCTTTACAACCCGAAAGATGTCCGCGCCGCGGCCCGAGCCCGGACCAAAAAGAACGAAGCGAAAAGCGGATCGCGTGAGTTCTATGAGATTGAGAAGCTCAAGCAACAGATTAGAAAGCTGTCGGTCGAGGCAGACACGGCCGAGGGGCGAGTCATACCCAAGGAGCAAGTTCACGCCGGGTTTTTCCGCTTTGGTTCTCAGGTTCGCAACGCCTTGCTTGAGATGGTCGAAAAGCTTCCCCCGCTTCTAGCAGGCCAAACACCGGATCAAATGCAGGTCCGCCTGAAAGAATACGCCGAGGGCGTTCTTGATGCCTTGCGAAATCACGAATATTCGGACAAGTGAACATCAACGAATTGATGAACGATGTGTCGCGGGCTTGCTACAACCCGATCGAAACGGCATCGGTTTACAGATGGGCCGAGGATTCGTTGAGGCTTCGCGATAGCCCATACGGGAACCAGTTTAAGCCCGACGAAACGCCTTGGCTTAAAGAGCCTCTGAGATGCATTTCCGACCCGACGGTCGAGACGATTGTCCTCAATTGCGCGGCTCAGTGTGGGAAGACAGTCTCGATGCAAGTCGCCTCTGCTTGGGCTCTTGCTAACTACCCCGGCCCGACGATGCTGGTCATGCAAGACGAGGCATCGACCTTGGACATTGCCAAGCAACGAATGATTCCAATGATCGAGTCATGCGAGCCGCTTCGAAAGCAATTCCCTGAGAACCGGCACATGAAAACGAACACCGAGATTTTTTTTGCCTCGGCGACTTTGAAGATGGGCGCGGCAAATAACAACTTCCTTCGATCGTGGTCAATCCGTTGGATGTTTGGGGATGAGTGTTCGGCGTGGAAGCCGGGCATGATGAAAAGAGCCCGAGCAAGGACGGTCCGCTATTGGAACCGCAAGCTCTGGTTCTCGTCGACACCCGAAGCCTTTGGGGATGATTTCGATCTCGAATACCGATCGGGCACTTGTGAACAGTGGGCTCTAAAGTGTCAAGGATGCGGCGAGTTGTTTGTTCCTGACTTTTACAAGTGCCTAAAATGGGAAACATCGGACGACACCAAACCGGGCGGAGAATGGGACTTTGAAAAGGTCGCCGAAACCGTTCGGATGGAATGCCCTCATTGTCAGCACCTACACGAAAACAACGAAACAGTGTGGCGGGCAATGGTTAACGGAGGCGGATACATTGTTGAAAACGACAATCCGACCCCGAAGGTTCGATCCTTTTCGTTCAATCAATTGACCCTCCCTCCTTCGGTGATGCCTTGGGCTTCGCTTGTTGTGGACTTTCTGAAAGCAAAACGACAAGCGGCCTCGGGCTATTTGTCGCCTCTCAAGGAGTTCGTCACCCTTCGACTTGCTCAACCTTGGAAGGAATCCGAACACATTGACACCGAGAGCATTGTCGCCGCTTCATACGATCCGGCCGGTGATTGGGAGGATGAGGCGCATCGATTCATGACAATCGACTGTCAAAAGGATCTCGAGTTGTTTTATGTTGTCATCCGAGCTTGGGCCATTGGCGGAGGGTCTCGCCTCTTGACCTTTAGGCGTTGCCACTCATTTGACGAATTGCGGGCGCTTCAATTGGAATACAAGGTTGCCGATTCAAAGACATTCATCGATACGGGTTACATGACCGGATCTGTCCTTTCGGAAGCTTCCAAGTATCACTGGATCGGAATGCGGGGAACCGACCTCGAGAACTTTCAGCATTCAACCCCCGGCGGCTTTGTCCGTCGCCTTTACTCCAAACCGACCCGCGTCAATCCTGCATCGGGCCGCGTCTCTCCGCCTGTCTTCCGCTGGAGCAACCCCGGCGTGAAGGACTCGCTTTTAATGCTTCGAACAGGTCGGTCGCATCCTTGGGAGATTTGCGACCTCGGGGATCTTGCCGAGGAATACGCGCGACAACTAGACAGTGAACGAAAGCGAGAGGTGCAGGACAAACAAGGCCGGGTCAAGCTAGTCTGGCAGCGATACAGGCGCGACAATCACGCGCTAGATTGTGAATGTATGAATCTCGTTGCCGCATACATCTGCAAAGTGTTTAGGGATCAAGAGTAATTTCACTTTTCACCCATCATATTGATGGGAGATGTCCGACCGTTTTTAAGGCTGCAAACCGATGATTGGCTTTTATTGCTAAAGTCTCGAGTCGCTCAAGCGATTCTGGACAACAGCACAACCGTAAGCTTTTCAAACTCTTCCCAAAGCGGATCCAAGCAAACGGTCCTCCCTCCTGCTGAGTTGTCCGCTCAGTTGACCGACGTATTAATCGAGAAAAGCCTTGTCAGCGGAACCAAGCGGGCCGGGTTGACATTTGCCCGATTTGGACGATGAGCCTCCTTGATCACAACGGGCGCCCCATCTCGACGGATTCAGCCCCCAAAAAGCGCGGTTACGTTAACAACTATTATCGCGGGGCTGAAATCAACCGGTATCGGTCCGCGCTTAACTGGCATACAGCCGATGTCGGGACAACCCTCAACAAAAGCGTTCGTCGCCGATTGTTAGGATACGCGCGGTGGATGTTTGTAAATAGCGGAGTCTGTCGGGGATCCGTCAATGATCTGGCGCGTTACTCGGTCGGGAACGGGCTAATACCTCAGAGCAATTCCGAACACGCCAACGAATACGAGTCCTTCTTTTCTCAGTGGGCCAAAGTTGCCGATCTGGGGAACACTTTCACCTTTTGGCAGATGCAACGCCTTGCATCGGTTCGGCTAGATGTCGACGGTGATCTCGGCTTTCTGTTCGTTAAAAAGCCATTTCCACAACTGCAAATCATTGAGTCCCACAACATCGAACACGATGGTTTCGACGTAGGTGATCACGATGGGGTGTATGCAAACGCCGCGGGTCGACCTACTGCCTATAGTGTCCGAGATGGCGAAAACATTCGCAAGGTTTCGGCGAACGATTTTCATCTTGTTTTTGAGCCCGATCGCGTTGGTCAGCTTCGAGGGGTTACCTCTTTAGCTCATGCGACCGATCACATTCGCGACGTTATCGAGTTGCTCGATTACGAAAAGGTTGGGGTCAAAATGTCCTCGGCGATTGGTGTAAGTCTTCAAACCTCGAGTACCGCGACCGACGATGGTTTGTCGCTAGTCGAATCTGGATACAGCGCCGCCGAGACTGGAACTGTCCCGTGGACGAGTTTTCAGGCCGGTATGATCCCAAGACTCGCCCCGGGGGAATCACTGGAATCATTTGCCTCGAACAAACCGAGTCCAACCTTTCAAGGGTTCTTGGCTTGGATTCTTAAAGAAGTCTCGATCGGCCTTGGTTTGCCTTACGAATTTATTGTTGATCCAGCCGGGCAAGGGACGGCAAGCCGCTTCATTCTCGAGAAAGCTCAAAGGCGATTTGAGGAACGGCAATACTGCATCAAGAAATTTTGCGACCGTGTTTGGTCTTGGGTCATCGCTTCGGCTATCAAGCGGGGCGATCTTCCGCCAAGCGAAAACTTTTATTCTGTCCGCTGGCAGACGCCCAAAAAGATTACGGTCGACGCCGGCCGAGAAGCTAAGTCCAACCTTGACGCTTTAAAATACGGCAATCGAACCCTGTCCGAAGACCTCGGCGAGCGTGGTCAGGATTGGCAAAACGTGAGAGATCAGATCGAACGTGAGGCCGACGATCTGCTTGCTCGGGCCAAGCGTCTCAGCGAGCAACACGGAGTCAGTCTCGACACCGCGGTGTCTCTTATTTCGCAACGCACTCCAAACCCGACTTTCAACGATGAAGCATCATCTGATTAATAAAATTAAAAGCGATTTGTGGGCTATTCGCCCTGATTACTTAACGACCCTGTATCATGCCGCGTTGGATTTCGACGGATCCGGCAACGCGTCGGACTCGCGAGGATATTCCGTCGAAGGGTCCACTGCTGTCGTCCCCATCTACGGGGCTCTTGGAAAGAACCTCAACGAATTCGAAGCGTTGTTCATGACCGACTACAACGACATCGAAGCGGCTTTAATTGAAGCCGAAAATGACGAATCAGTTGAGACAATCCTTCTAGACATCAACAGCCCGGGCGGAACGATTCAAGGCTTGCCCGAATTGGTTAATTACATGCGGACCATTGAAAAGCCGCTTGTCAGTTATACCGACGGAATGATGGCTTCGGCGGCTTACTGGTTAGGCACTGTCTCCCCTCACTTGTTGATCTCTCAAACCGCGGAGGTCGGATCGGTCGGGGTTTATGTGGCTTTGCTTGACGAGTCCAAAGCCCTTGAGATGCAGGGCTATAAGGTCGAGGCAATTTCAGCGGGCAAACACAAACTCGATTACTCCGGGTATGAGCCTTTGACAGACGAGGCCCGGGCAAGGCTTCAAGCGAACGTCGACAAATGGCACGGACGTTTCAAGGCCGCGGTTCGAGTTAATTACCCGGTCGATGATGAATACCTCGAGGGACAAACCTTCGAAGGAGAGGAAGCTCTTGAAGTTCAAATGGCAAGCGGCCTTGTGGATAGCCTTTCCGATGCCCTGCTTCTAATCAACGAATAATTTCACTTTTCATCCTCATATTAGAGATGAAAACCATTCTTAACCTGATTCAGGCAAACGCCGAAATCGCTAACCTCAAGAAAGAACTTGAGGCAAGCAAAGCAAGCGTTGAGCAAATGAACGCAAGCGTCGAAGAGCTTAAAGCCTCTCACGCCTCCGAACTGGAGCAAATTAAAGAAGCTCATTCGGTCGCATTAAAAGACGCAAACGCCAAGGTCGAACTTCTGACCGAGGCAAATGAGATTCTCGAGAAAACGCAAAAGAGCGCATCCGAGCAAGCTGTTCAAGTGCTTGCTTCGGTTGGCGTAGAGCAACCGGTCGAGGAAGCCGCCCCAGAACCCGAAGTTGAGCAATCAATCGACGAACTGTGGGCCGAATACAAGGCGATTAAAGACGCTAAAGAGCGCCGCGCCTTCTACACCGAAAACATAAAACCTCGACTGTAATATCATGCCCACCAACCAGTTAAATGGAATCAATCTGGCGCAGATTGCAGAGCAGACCCTTGATTATTTGAGTTATGAGTTTGCTCCTCTTAGCGCCCTAACCCGAGACTTCTCGGAGGACATCGCTCAAAAGGGCGAATCAATCACCACTCGCGTTCCCGCAAGTGTCACTGCTGTCGACCTGTCAAACGGCTACACCGCACAAAACTCAGAGACAACGAGTAAGCCGATCTCGCTTTCGAATTATTACGGCTATGTGTACGGGTTTAGCGACGCCGAAGTTTCTAAAGCTGGCAACTTTGATTGGTTAAAAAACATCTTTATGGCTCCGGCTCTCGAAGCCGTAATGTCTCAGATGATGACAACCCTTGGGAACCTTGTTGTCACTGGCACTTTTACAAACACGCCAATTGTTAAAACGAGCGCCACTTTTGACGCGGACGATCTTAGCGCCGCATCAGCTAGCCTCTCAAATCAGCGTTGTCCAAAGAATGAGCGAGCCGCCTTGTTGAATCCTGATTTTGTCGCAGCACTGCAACGCGATACCGCGATTGTCGACAGCTCGGCCTATGGAAACAGCAATGCAATTCAAAATCATGCCGCGATGCGCGTTTTTGGTTTTGACGTTTACGAATACGGAAACATTCCCGCAAACAGTCAAACAATTGCCGGTTGGGCCTTGCATCCTAGCGCCTTGATTATGGCCGCTAGACAGCCTGCAACTCCTAGCGATCCGGGCTTGGATGTGGTGAACACGGTTACTAGCAATGGGCTTCCCGTGCAATTTAGGTCGTGGTACGATCCCGATGGAGGTTTATACAAAGTTTCGCTTGGTGTTCTCTACGGATGCGCTGTCGGGAACCCTGAAGCGTTGACAATCATCAAGACCTCTTAGGTCTAATTAAATATGCCGAGTAACACACTATCGGGGATTTCGCTTGACGTTATCGCCGACAAAACTCTCGATGTTCTTTCGAGTCGTTTCTTTGAATTCTCGCAATTCACAAGGGACTTCTCGGATGACATCAAAGAAAAGGGAGAATCCGTCAAAACACGGATCCCCGGTAGTGTGTCGGCTGTTAATCTTGACAATGGGTTTGTGGCGCAAAACAGCGTTACAACCGAAAAAACCATATCGCTTAACCATTACCGCGGATATATTGTCGGTCTGAAGGATAAAGAGGTCAGTTATGCCGGCGACCTTGAATGGTTGGAAAATATTCTGATCAAGCCCGCAATCAATGCCACGATCCAGAAAGTTTGCGATGATGTTTTGGCTTTGGTGACTTCAACGGCATTTCCCACGGCCTTGACTGTTACCGCAACCGATTTTGATTCCGACGATTTAAGCACCGCGGCCGCTACTCTTTCAAATAACAAAGTTCCCAAAAGCCTGCGGTCGGCTCTGATTGGCTTTGACTATTTTTCGTCTTTGCAAAAAGACACTTTGCACATTACCCCGGCCAATGCTTACGGAAGCCCCGACGCGATCCAGAATCACGACGCGCGTCTTGTTCACGGGATCGGTGTTACCGGATACGAAGGGATTCCAGACAATGGTGAAAATTTGACAGGAATTGTCTGTCACCCGAGCGCCTTACTTATTGCCGCGCGGACTCCTGCACTTCCGACAGGACCGAGGGTTGAATCTGCAAACAGGGTGACAGAACAAGGACTTCCCATCCAAATTCGCCGATGGTATTCCAGAAATTTAGGCTTGTATAAAATGAGCATCGGAATCCTTTACGGAGTCCAAACCGGAAGCCCATCAAGCCTTGTCCGCAT